GTGCGACGGGAGCTACTAATCTGTACATGCGCAACGATGCCGGCGTTGGCATCATGAAGGCCGAGGGCAAGAGTGGTGCCGCGATGACCCTGACGATCAAGGAGGTGGCGATAACCATATCCACGGCGGGGGCCGTGACTACGTCCAGCAATTTTTTCCCCGCTCTGGCGGTTCCACTCGCGTTATCAATTCGAGTCACAACAGCGATCTCGGCTGGACATCATATCACCAAACTTGGAACCGGTGGTATAGATGATCTTTGGGCAGGTGCCGCTGGTGACGGCGGTGCCCTTAATGACGGTGTGCTCGACGAACAAGATGATTTACTGACGATAGCTATAGCTCCATTTGCCGGTCCGTATTCTGGAGCCGGAGGCTCCGCTGCGGGTATTAATGCTGCGCAGGATTTAGTTATTACATGTGCAGGAACAGCAACTGGTGGTGTTATAAGAGCGGTCTTGCATTATTGGGCTATTACTCCTCCAACTAGTTAAAAGTGCTGATTTTGTGCCACAATGGTAATATCATCCAGTGTTAAACAATTACTTATTGTTCTTTTCTTAGACTTGACACTATTTATTAAGAATAATAGTATATCTAGGAGATGTGTTAATGTCTAGCATGTTGGAACAAGCAATCGTGGACGCTACAGCTCTACGTGAAGCTGCTCTTAAAAACGCAGAACAATCAATTATTGAAAAGTATGCGCCACAAATTAAAGAAGCCGTCGCGGTTATGCTTGAAAATGAAGCGCCGTCCTCAAGAAGGATGTATCAGGGCCGAACTGTCGAAGTAATCCACGAAGCAGATGCCGACGGCAATGTTACTGTTTCTGAAGCAAGCGGGAAGCCGTTTATGGTTAAGGAATCCGACTTATCTGAGGCTTCAGATGAGGATATTCTTCAAGAGCAAGAACTCGAGGCGGCCATGGACACTGGTACACCTCCTCAAGAAATTGAAGCACCTCCAGCCTGGGACTCTCGCTATGGCGAAACTGAATCTGTAGCTCTTTCTGCTTTATTGGATAATGTCGATGAAAATGGTGATATTGAAATTGACTTAGATGCAATTGAACTGTCTCTTGCTCAACAAGAAGAAGCAGAGATGACAGCAGAACAGCCCTTAGAAGAGCCCTCAGCGGCTCCTGAAGAGGCTGGAATGGAAGCACCCGAGGAAGGAGGAGCAGAGGATTTAGATGCCCTTCTTGGAGCTCTACAAGAAGGCGAAGACCACGAACTACAAGAGATACTTAGTATTTTATCTGAATACAATTTAGATCTCCTGGATGAAGATATTGAAGTTGATATGGACGAGGATAAAAAAGGTTGGGTGACAACTGATGAAGCAAACTTGGGCTACGAGAAAGATAAAGCATTAGCCAAAGAAGCTCACACGGAAGAAGAAGAAGACGAAGAAGAGGAAGACGACGAAAGACTTCAAGAAGCCCTCAAAGAAATCGACCAATTTCAACAAACATTTATAATACTCAAGCAACAAAATGAAAAGCTTGAGCATGTTGTTCAAAAGTTGAGCAGCAAACTTGAAGAAACTTTGCTTTCAAATGCAAAGCTTCTTTATCAAAACCGCACATTGAATGATGTCTCCTTGAATGAGCGACAAAAATTAAAAATTGTCGAAGCCATTGCAAATGCGGAGTCTCCAAAAGAAGCGAAGAGTCTACATGAAACACTCAAAGCAACAGTGGGATCACAATTTAAAAAAGGTCCACAATCACTAAGCGAGTCTGTTAACCGTAGATCAAATTTATCTTCAATGCTTCCTCAAAGACAAAACATAAACGAACGCCAGACTGATGACCCTTTTGTAAAAAAGATGCAGAAACTGGCAGGCATTAAAAACAAATAAGGAGGTTAAATAATGTCTATTATAGAAAAATTAACCGAAGGTATTGTAAATCGAGATATTGCTAAAGAAGGGCAGGCCCTTCTTGACAAATGGACTCAAACCGGTTTGCTCGAAGGCCTTCAAACTGAACAAGCCAAGAATAATATGGCTCGTCTTTTAGAAAACCAAGCTAAGGAACTCCTTCGCGAGGTTAATACAATGGGTAACGGAAATGTAGAAGGTTTTGCTGCTGTTGCCTTTCCAATTGTTCGTCGTGTATTCGCCGGACTTATCGCAAACGATCTTGTAAGTGTTCAGCCGATGTCATTGCCATCTGGTCTGATCTTCTTCCTTGACTTTGCTTTTGGTACTCAAACCAATGGTCAGGATCAGCCGGATGGACGAATGGGGAACAGTACTTCAGGGTCACAATCCATCTATGGTGGCGATAGACTTGCTGCTCAGATCACGGGTGGTCTTAATCTTGTTGGTACTACTCATGGTGAAGACCAAGGTGGTCCCAGAACTGTTGTTGGTTATGGATATTCTGCACCAACCGGAAGTAATGAAGCGCTAGGCAACAATACCATTGCTTCTTGTGCCCACCGAGCTTCTTTCAAGCTTGATGGTACTGTGTCTGAGACTAATTCGAAATACATTATGTATGATCCGGATCTTTTGGCTCAAACGACTACTGGTGTTTACATTCTAGACGTTGGTGAACTTTTGCTTGATAATGGCCGAAGTCCTTCTGATGCTGACTATGAAAACATGGGCGCTTTCCAATGGGCTGTCGATGCTGAACTGGTCGCAGCTATCAACGATGCCAGTGGGATTTCTGGTGTTGCTGCAGATGAGGTTAAACAAATCCGTCGTCTTACAAGACGGGTTACATCCTCCGACTCTGGGACATCAACCGCGGCTGTTAGATTTACCTTTGTGTTTACTAACGGAAGTGACATTTCAACAGAAAGCACCACAGCCGTAGAATCAACTGCGATCGCTGCTGGTAAAATTACTTTCCCGATCAGAGATCACATCGCTGCTGGTAATGCTCTCGGATCCGTTCAGTCGAAGGATAGTAACAATTATGCCCTTGAAGGTAATGCGTTCATCCCAGAGATCGATATCAAGGTAGACTCGATCGCTATCACAGCACAAACCAAGAAGTTGAAAGCCAAGTGGACTCCAGAATTGGGTCAAGACTTGAATGCTTACCACAACTTGGATGCTGAGGTAGAGTTGACTTCTATCTTGTCTGAGCAAATTGCTCTTGAGATCGATCGTGAGATTATCGCTGACCTTGTTCGTGGTGGTACTGCTGCTACTTACTATTGGTCTCGCTCTCCCGGATTGTTTGTTAACCGTTCAACTGGTGCAGAATTGGGCGCTACTGCTGCTGCTCCTGACTTCACTGGTACGGTTTCTGAATGGTATGAGACTCTCATTGAGACAATCAATGATGTTTCTGCTCAGATCCACAGAAAGACCCTTCGTGGCGGCGCCAACTATGTTGTTGTGTCTCCTGACGTAGCCAACATTCTCGAATTCACTGCTGGATTCCGTGCTAATGTTACTGCTGATGCTGATAAAGGCGATATCGGTGCCGTGAAGACCGGTTCCTTGAGTCGTAAATTCGATGTTATCGTTGATCCCTACTTCCCAAGAAACCTCGTCCTAGTAGGTCGTAAAGGTTCTTCATTCCTTGAATCTGGATATGTGTATGCACCTTATGTGCCGCTGCAAACTACTCCAACGATTTTCGGCGTCGAAGACTTCGTGCCACGTAAAGGTGTCATGACTCGTTACGGTAAGAAGCTGGTTCGTCCCGATATGTACGGACTAGTCATTGTGCGTGGACTTCTCGGAGAGTCCGGATCCTAATCTAACATAGGTTAAATGCTCAAAAAGATGACCCCCCTTCCTTCTTGGTTGGGGGTTTTCTTTTTCTATTAACTATTTACTATGAATTGGGCGGAAGCCCACATATTTTATTGATATTTTAAGGAGATTTATATTATGTCAAGAGTTGCAAGATCAGCCCGCGTTGCCAGCCGCCAGAGAGTGGAAACGATTACGGCTAGCAAAACCATCACACAAGCGGAAAGTGGCGAGTATTATTTAATCAATTATGATAGTGCTGCCACCATCACAATTACTTTACCATCAGTACAAGATGGTACATACTTTAAGTTTTTATTCATTGCTGCGCTAACCGATAATAGTGCCGCTGTTGCATTTACAGCCCAGGCCGGGGAATATTTAAATGGTGGCCCTCTCGCCATGACTGGTGATGGTGCAGACCCCGGGACTCAAGTGGTTGGCAACGGTTCTTCGCATGTCACTCTCACTATTGATGGCAACACAGATGTGCTGGCCAATAGCTGGGTAGAGTTTGTAAGTGACGGCTCAGAATGGTATATTTCTGGCTATGTTATGATTGTAGATTCCGGTACTGCTTCAAACTCAATAGTGTTCAGTTAAGTCGAGGTAACTAATGGGGCGTAAAACAAAGCGAGCGAGAACATTGGCAAGAATTGCTAGGCTAAGTGGAGAGCAGGAAACTGCTCCCGGTCCTGGTCTCGCTGCCGAGAACTCTCAAAAAATTGAAGAATTAAAAACTAAAAATCCTGAACCCGTTATTGAAGAACCAGTAACACTAGAGGAGCCAAAATTCATGACTGAAGCCGAACCGGTGAAAGTTGTGGTTGAGGAACCAAAAGTTCAGGTAAAGAAAACAACGAATAAAGCCCCTCGTAAAAATACAAGGGTCAAGAAAATGAATACAAGAACTAAATCGAAGTCTATCTCCTCCAAAAAATAAAATATGTGTGTAATGCTTTGCCTCCGATGTTTTCGCATCGGAGGTTTTCCTTTTGTGTTAACTAATTAGAAATAGCGGAGGATCTTTTAATGGCATTACCAATTTTAACACCTAAATCAACGACTAGTGCGATAGTATTGCCATCAACTGGATCAACTTCAGATGTTGTTTCTGCATTGGCTATTGGTTTTTATTCTGGTTCTGCTTTTCAGACTGGAGCATCTGCTCAAGTTGCCTACACATACAGAAGATTAGGCGGTGATGTTTTAGATATCGAACTTACAGCCGGAAATATCTATAATCATT